GCGTGAATACTTGTAGCACCGACACCAAGTCCCGCACCTATACCGATTGATGAAGCCCCTTGATTGATTGCTCCTGTTTCTTGCCCTATCGCTATAGCAAGATTACCTTGACCTGTAGTTCCCGCATCACTTCCTATAGCAATTGCACCTATACCTTGGCTTATTTCACCTGCTCCATCACCAATAGCAACAGCATCGCCCCCTTGATTACTTTTACCTGCGTCTGCTCCTATAGCAACACAAAAATTATTTTGATTAAATTGACCTGCGTCTTGACCTAATGCTACAGTATCTATAACACCACTTTTAGATGTTCCGTGTCCGTTTAAAATTAAATTACGAGTAGCACCGAGAGATACTCTATTACCACCTGCTAATAATTCGCTATTTGACATTTTGTATATATTATATAACATATAAAAAAATTTATTGATTTACAGTATCAAATGTAATTTCACCTGTAGAAGGATTATAACATAACATTCTTAACCCTGAACGAGCCTGAGACCTTGCTATTTGTGATGATACAAACATACCATTTTGACCTACTATAACACCATTACCGCCACCAAAAACTAATTGATGATTACCATTAGTTATAGCACTTCCTCCTATAGCAATTGAACTTGTTGCTCTCGCTTCTGCTTGATTACCTATAGCAATACCATTAACTACACTAACATCTATTTTTGATGCTTTACCTATACAAATACCTTCACCATTATTAATAGCATCACGACCTATACAGATACTTCCTTCTATACCTTGAGTAATACTCGCATTCGCACCTATAGCGATACTTGCAGTATTAGAACATTTCGCATTCATACCAATAGCAACAGAATTAACACCTTGACCTGTTTGACAACAATTAGCACCAATCGCAATAGAACCTGCTAATTGACCTGATGAACCAGCAAAAGCACCTATAGCAACAGCACTAATATCTTGATTAAACGCTCCAGCACTATTACCTAATGCTAAACTATTTGATGTTGTTGATTTTGAACTTCCAAAACCGTTTATGACTAAATTACCATCTTTAAGAAGACTACGATTACTACCTCCTAACAATTCGCTATTTGACATTTTTGTATTCTATATATTAATTGGATATTTTTATTTTTCTCAAATACATTTTTAGATTTTCTTGCGGACTTTTTGTCAAAGAAAGCTTTGATGTTTTTTACTCTTAAAATGTTTAGATTTACCATCATTACTAATTACAGACCCACATTCACATTTAAATTTTTGTTCTCTATATTTTTTATGGTATTCTTTTAATTTTTCCTTATTTTCTTCAGCATAGACTTTACGATATTCTGCTTGTTGTTCTTTATGTTCTTCACGATATAATTTACACTTTTCCGCTATTTCTTCCTTATGTTCTTCATAATATTTATGTTTAGTAGTTTTAATTTGTTCTTTATGTTCTTCACGGTATAATTTATTATTTTCTTTAATTTGTTCTTTATTCTCGTCATAATATTTTTTTTGATATTCTGTAATTTGTTCTATATTATCTTGCGTATATTCTTGTTGTGTTCTACCAGCAATTCTCATATTTACACAGACATCTTTAAATTGTCTTATCAATTCTCCTTCTCGCTTGGTTAATTCTTCTTTATTATTACAAGAGAAGTTTTCTATTAATTCTATTTTAGCATCATCATACTTTATTATCTCAAAAGAAGAATTATAACCATATCTATTATCATTATAAAGTTTGATATTTGATTTATGGTCTGCTAATCTTCTACATAATAATTTTGTTGTTGAACCTATATATATGAGTTCTGTTTGTGAAGACCATATTTTATATATTTTACCATTATCATATTTAACCATTTTTTAATGTTTATTAATGTTTATTAGTTAAATAATCTTTATATAACTATTTTTTAACTTTTATCTTTTTTAAGTAAGCATTAAGATTTTTGTTAATGTCCGTATATTTCCCCCAAAGAATAGCAATACTTAAATTATTTGAGCTGAAAGGATTTTCTCTCCACTTTCCTCGTATATTGGTAGCCCTCTTTAAGTAATTCTCCTTTCTTTCAGGGTCTTTATGTATCGTATAATCTTCGTAAGCAGGATTTCCAAATGAGACTTTCTTTATCTTATCACCTTCTTTATAATACATATCCCATTTCTTATTTTTCAAAGTAGAAGGATACAAAGTGTATAAGTCTTTACCTTTTCCAACCAGTTCTTTTGTCTGTAAATGTTCCTCTTCTAATTTTGTCTTCTTTTTGACTAACTTTTTCAATTCATCTTTAGAGAATGTCTTTAATCGTTCTTCTGCATAACATAAAGGATACTCATTATATCTTTCAGCATTATTATCACCGCATTTTACTATATCTCCTCTCAAGTAGTCATTCACAGACAACCAATTCTCCTTAAACCACTTGTTTATACCTGATGATGTAGGTTCTTCTTTACTTTCATACTCTCCTCCACGATTTTTATATTCTTTCACTAATAAGGCAGAACGATAAAGAGAATGACGGGGATACTTGTCATATATCTCTTGTTTAACTTCTTCATATAATTTAGGATTAGATGGAATTGGTTTTTGACCTCCTTGTTGTCTCTTTTCACTTAATATTATCGCTACTCGTTGCTTACTTGCTTGTTTTTTTGTTAAGGGTCTTTTAGAATAACATTCAGTAGGTTTATCTGTCTTACAAACACGCCAGCCAAATTTATAAGGTAATAATGAATAAGGCATTTAATATATTAATATATATTATAAATGGCGAATAGAGAAATTGTTGATTATGATGGAACAGGATATATTTATCCCAAGTATATTCCTCCTTGGTCTCAAACATTAGCATTCGGTTCTTTCTGTAGCACTCAAACCCAGACTGTTTTAGGTGTAAGCACTCCTACACCAATTACTTATAATACTACTGAAATAGCACAATACACCAGCTTTAGCGGTTCTAAAATATTCGTCCAAAGAACAGGTGTTTATCGTTTTACTTACAGTATCCAACTTGATAAATCAGGGGGCGGTAATTCTCCGTGTGAAATCTTTATTGCCGTTAATGGAACACCTGTCCCACGGTCAGGAAGTCAAATTGTCGTAGAAGGTCAAACAGGAGAAACATTCCCTATGTGTGAATTTATTATATCCTTAACAGCAGGTCAATATATAGAAGTCTTATTTAATTCCAGTGATGCGACTATGTCAGCAACTCATTTTCCAGCAGTAGTAGGTCAATATCCAGAAATACCTTCAATTATCAGTAATATACAACAAATAAGTTAAAAAAGTTTATTATATATATTTAAAAATAAAGCGATAAAAGAGAATAAAAGGGAATAAAATGGTTAATTATAAAAATGGTAAAATATATCGTCTATATATTGAATATTATGATGACGAAAAACAGATACAAGAATTAAATTATATAGGTTCTACTACTTTATCTTTATCAAAACGATATGGTAAGCATAAAGAAAATTATAATAGATGGATAAAAGAAGGAAAACCAGAAAATAAAAAAAAAACTACTTCTGTGTATTTATTTGAAAAAGGAGAACCTAAAATAGAACTATTAAGTCCTTATTCTTGTAATAATAAAGAAGAATTATATACAAAAGAAGGAGAATATATACGAAAATATGATTGCGTAAATAGAAATATAATAGGTAGAACTCAAAAAGAATATAATATAGATAATTATGAAAAAATAGCAGAAAGTAGGAAAACCCTATATATTTTAAATAAAGAACAAATATTAAATGATAGGAAAAAATATTATGAGGAACATAAAATAGAAATAGCAGAAAAATCTAAAGTATATCGTGATAAAAATAAAGAACATATAAAAGAACACGATAAAATATATCGTAATAAAAATAAAGAACAATTATTAGAAAAATCTATGGTCTATTATGAAAATAATAAAACTAAAATTGCTGAAATTAGAAAAAGTAAAATTACTTGTAAATGCGGAAGTATATTAAGAAAATATGACTTATCTCGACATTTAAATTCTATGATACATAACAATTATCTTAAGGATAATTTATTACATTTAACAGATATACAACAAATCGCTTAATCTTATTATAATAATTATTATAAGAAGGTTATTAACTCTTATAGCGAATAATAACAATACCAGAACCTCCATTAGCACCATTAACACCTAAAGAAGCTGAACCACCCCCTCCTCCTCCTGTATTAGCAGTTCCCGCAGTTGCCGAAAATGCTGATGCCTGAGCTTCTCCTATACCACCGCCATATAAAGCAGATGTAGGATTAACGACAACAGTAGAAGATGTAGAACCGAGACCACCTCCACCTACAAGTCTTTTTGTTCCGTCCCAATATGTAGAATGACCTAAAGATGTTCCTACGGAATATTGTGATAATGATGCGGGTTGTCCTCCTGATGATGAACTACCACCACCACCGCAACCTGCTCTATTAGCATTTGTAGTTCCTGTTCCACCTTTATAACCTCCTGAACGGACTGTCTCACTACTATATAAATCACCAACAGCACTATTGAATACGGCTGTAGGGGCTGTAGTAGATGACCCTGCTCCTTGCTGACCTCCACCTGAAGATGATGTAGGGGTAATAGTTGTTAAAGTTGAACCTGTGTGAGTAGTAAAAACATAAGAAGATGCGACACCATTAGCAGGGGCATTAACGCCACCAGCACCTCCTCCGCCTCCAGTAGCGGTAATACCTAATGCTACATTTGTAAGCATTAAATTAGCGGGTATTGAAACAGTTGTAGTTCCACCTGTAGAACCTGTATTGCTTGGGGTAGCACCATTACCACCATTACCGATAGATACAGTAAATAAATCAGGTAAAGTAGCAGTAGAGTTTAATGGAAAACCTGATATTTGAATAACACAACCAGCACCACCTCCTCCTGCGAAAGCACCAGAACCGTTAGAAGCCCCTCCGCCTCCACCACCTCCTACGATAAGCATATCTATTTCGGGAACAACATTAGTTCCGTAAGATGTTATAGTAAATGACCCTGTTGTCAAGAATGTATGTGATGTATAACGAGTATAACCTTCGTAATAAGTATTAACAACACCTCCCGTAGCAGACATATTAGTAAATGGTGAAATCCACTGTAGAGCACCTGAAGAAGTATTACTACAACTTAAAATTTGTCCGATAGTTCCTGTAGTTAATGAATTGTCCTGTATCGCCATAGGTTTAACATAACTACCAGTAATGTCTAATGTATTTGTTAATGTCCCATTTCTTCTTAACAAAAATCTCATAGTAGCGTCCATAGAAGCAAAAACGGGGTCGTCTATTACTGTAGTTATAATACCGTAGAGTTGCTCTGTAGTTGTTGTAGTATTGCCTTTAAAACTGATATTTGCTATTTCATCATTAGTAGCAGGAATAGTTTTATTTGTATAGAGTTCTAATGTTGCTCCTCCTCCTGAATTTTCATTAGTTCTAATCTTTTGAGCGGGATTACCGTTTCCAGAGAACCCTGTTTGTTCTATTAGAACAGTTCCATTACCGTCTAATTCTAATCTTAAATCGGCATTAGTATCACTTCGTAATGCGTCGCCCGAACTTACTATAATATCACTGCCTCCTGTTGAATTACCATAAGTTAGTGTTTGTTGTAATGTTTGACTACCTCCACCTCCCCCTGATGATAATGAAAGATTATGAAATGCAGTAGCGAGTGTATTACTTGCTTGACTATATAAACCTAATGTTTTTGACATTTATTTTATAATATATACTTATATAATAAATATTATTTTAATTCTAATAGATGAAACAAATTGTCTTGTAAATATCTATTATGAGTTATACTTTGAAAGTGTTTTCTTTTACAATCATATCTTATACATATACCGCAAGGACAATTATAAGGTCGTGAAGCATATAAATTAATTTTTTCTTTATGTGTTCTGCGATATATTTTACTCCTTTCATTTATTTTATCTTTATTACTCTGTCTATATTCTGTGTATGAACGCCCTGCGACGAGCATATTAACGCATATATCTTTATTTTGTCTTATTATTTCTCCTTCCCGCTTATATAATTGCTCCTTATTATCGCATTTATATTCTTCTATAAGTTCTATTTTAGCATCATCATATTTAAGTAATTCAAAAGAAGATGTATAATATTTGCTTGTTTCATCTTTATATTTTTTATATTTGCTTTTATGTTCTACTAACCTTACACATAATTTCTGTGTAGTAGAACCTATATATATTTTTTCTGTATTTGAAGACCATATTTTATATATTTTTGAATTATGATAATTAACCATTTTTTAAAGTTTTTTATGTTTTTTTATGTTTTTATATTAAAAAGTTTTTAAATACTTTTTGATGCCATTTTAATTAATCTATATTATATATATATAATTAAAATATGGATAAAATTAAGAAGAAAACAATTAATAAATTTGTTAAGGAACTTACACCTAAACAACGACAAATCGCTTACAAAAAAGTCAAACAATTAGAAACTATTACCACTACTCCTATGGATAATTTTCAAATTGAGAAATATCTACCAAATGTTCCTATTATTTCTTATAGTGATTTACCTAAATATTCATCAATAGAAGACATATTACCTCATAATAATTCTTATGCCGTTATTCTTTACCAGAATAGTCCTAATAGCGGACATTGGACGGCTTTATTTAGAAAAGACAATAAAATATATTTCTTCTGTTCTTACGGTAGTAAGGTTGATGAGCCCCTAAAATGGATTAGCAAAGAAGCTAATAAAAAATTAGGTATTAACGCTCCTTATCTTTCAATACTTCTTAATAAGACTAAAATGCCCGTCTTGTATAACACAATAGAACACCAAGACGAAGATAGAAGAGTAAGCACTTGCGGACGCTATGTCGTCTATTTTATAAAAAGTATGTTAAACGGACAAGATTTAGGTGATTTCAATAAAAAAATAAAGGCATCGGGATTACCTCCTGATGTGTATGTTAGTGAAAAGATTTTATAAATCTAAATCTATCATTTCTTTTATAAAATCCTTTAATTCTTTACCTGTATCAGCCAATAGTCTTTCTAATGCCCTCTTTTCTCGTCTAATTGTCTTTTTTAATCGTTGTTCTTCTTCTCTTGTATCGTAAGAACCATCTATTTCATCATAACTATCTATATCAATACAAAGATTGTGTAATACTGTAAGAAGTTTGATACTTTTATTATTTGATGATGTAAATTTTGTTTTCAAGACTTCTTCCGTTTCTTTGTTAGTTATATAGATGATATAGGTTGAATTGATAATTTTTCCATTAAGTTTATTTATATCTAATAAGAACCAGTCTAATTCAAAATTATTGTAAATGTATTCAATTAATTCAATTTGAGTATTTGAAATCATTTTGTTAGTATATTATTTGTGTTTTCAATACCGTAGAAAAATCAATTTCTTTTTTAATCAAATTTTTTTACCTTATACCTAAAAAAAATATTTTCATCTTTTTTATGGTATTTTATAAAAAAAAGTATTATATTAAGTTATTCTTCATATAACACTTCACCTTTTCTAACTAAATATAAATAGTCATCATAATCACTATAATATTTTTGTATTATCTTATTATCATTACAGTCTATTAAATATTTGAAATGTGATAATAACTCTACATCTTCATCATCATCTATAGCTATACTTAAATCTTCAAGTATATCAACAAATACAGATAATATAGAAGGTTCTAAATTGCAAGAGCTAAAAGTGTAATGTAGGGATTTATTATTATCGGTATTAGTAATGATACAGTTATAGATTTCATCATCTATTTTATCATATGATAAAGTAAAGGTATTGTTAATATACTTTACAATATTGGTATGTTTTGCCTTAATTTCTTTAATGGAACTCATTTTATTTGTTTTCAATACCGTATAAAAATTGAAATTAGTTTTAATCAAATTTTTTTACCTTATACCTAAAAAAAATATTTTCATCTTTTTTGAGTATTTTCTTATATTTTTTCTATAACTTCTTTACAGATAGGGCATAAATGATTAGGGTTTTTATATAAACAGTCCTTACAAAAAGCGTGTCCGCATATAGTAATATTTAAACGAGATATATCACCATATTCTTCACAACATATAGGGCATTGACTATCTGCTTCAAAGAACTTGTTATATGTGTGTCTTGCTAACAGTATAAACTTACGACTATATCGTTTTAATTCTTCTTGTTTGTCTTTATAAATCTTATTTAAGCGTGTTTCTAAATCATCTCTTTTCTCTCTGTTTCTATGATTGATTAAAGAAATCTTACCAAATAGGATATTACCTATTTGTGTATCAAATGGTTTTTTTATATCTTCGTGAGTTAATGAATTAATTTTGTTAATAGCATCTCTTTCTAACTGTTTAATATATCTATCAGTTAAACTATAAATGTCTTCTAATGACACTTCACTTTCAATATCAATAACAGGTTCAGGGTCGTTTGATTTCTTTTCATCATCAATAACAGGTTCAGGGACGATATTAAGTTGTTGTATATTTGATAAATCTCTTTCTATATGAGTTTCATTAAAATACTCTATAGATTTATTAACGAAATATGCGTCAATTCCACGATTATCTTCACCGTCAAATTGACTAACTGTATCTACTCTACCATTAGCAATATTATCAATATAAAACTTAAAATTATCATCTAACACTGCCTCATATAATATATCATTAAACCTCTCTAATCCTCTCCATTCTAAGTATGTATTATTTGTGTTAAATACATAAAATATATCATTATCTCTATAACCAACTGAGAAATAACTATATGTATGTCTATTTTTTAATATACATAGATATATTTGTCTATTGTTAGTTAATACGCTACTCTT